AGTGTAAATACAACATATAATCCAACATTCTTTGAAGATGAAAAAATCCCAATGAGTGTTATGTTACAGCACCTTATTATGTTCTACAAATATGGTGGCAAACAATTGTATTATTTTAATACTTTTGATGGACAAGGCGAACTTGACATGAATGCAGAAGACAAGACAGAAGAATTAGCGGCAGGTGATATTGATGATGATGCCTGTGATGCTTGTGTTATTTAAGGAGTAGAGATAATGAGCGTATTTAATGCGAAAAAAGAAGGCCATCATACAGAAGCACTGGCGTTTCTGGATCCTGAAGGTGGAGTTGATATTCAGCGTTATGATACATTGAAATACCGTAAGTTTGATCAGTTAACTGACAAACAGTTGGGTTTCTTTTGGCGACCTGAAGAAGTTGATATTCTTCGTGATGCCAAGGATTTTAAAGACTTAAATGAACACGAAAGACACATTTTTACATCAAATTTAAAGAGACAAATTCTACTTGATAGTGTTCAGGGCCGTGCGCCCGCTGAAGCATTTGGTAGTCTTGTGAGTATTCCAGAACTGGAAAACTGGATTATCACTTGGACATTTAGTGAAACAATTCACAGCCGCAGTTACACACATATTATTCGCAACGTTTACAGTGATCCAAGTAAAGTTTTCGACGAAATGATGGATCTGAAAGAGATTGTTGACTGTGCTGACGATATTAGCAAATACTATGATGATCTTATCGAAATGGCTGGTTATTACAATCTGCTAGGAGAAGGTACACATACTGTTAATGGGAAAAAAGTTGTAGTCAACAAATATGAATTAAAGAAAGCATTGTGGAAAACAATCATGAGCGTAAACATCTTGGAAGGTGTACGCTTTTATGTATCGTTTGCATGTAGTTGGGCATTTGCTGAACTTAAAAAGATGGAAGGCAATGCTAAAATTATCAAACTAATTTGTCGTGATGAGAATTTGCACTTGGCAAGTACACAATACATGCTGAAAATTCTTCCAAAAGATGATCCAGATTATGCTAAAATTGCAAAAGAGACTGAACAAGAAATGATTCAGATGTTCGTGGACGCAGTTGACCAAGAAAAAGAATGGGCTAGATACTTGTTTAAAGACGGTTCAATGATTGGCTTAAACGAAAAACTACTGAGCGACTTTGTTGAGTGGATTGCAAACAAGCGTATGACAGCGGTTGGACTAAAGAGCCCTTACAGTGTACCACAAGCTAGCCCACTTCCCTGGACACAAAAATGGATTAGTGGCGCTGATGTTCAAGTTGCACCACAGGAAACAGAGATCAGTTCTTATGTTATCGGAGGTGTCAAGAAAGATGTTGACACAAACACATTTGCAGGATTAAGTTTATGAGTGAAATAATTGTATATAGCAAACCAAATTGTCCTTATTGTGTGAGGGCAAAACACTTACTAAGTGCATACGGCTTAAATTTTCAAGAAAAAGTAGTAGGCGTAGACACAACCAGAGAAGAACTTTTAGAAGCCGCTCCAAATGCACGTACTGTACCACAAATTATTATTAATGGTTCGGTAATTGGAGGCTATGAGCAACTAAGTTCATATATTGAAAACACAGGTTTTAACGGAACAGGACACACTTTATAATGTTATTAGATGTAAGAAAACAGGGCGATGTAGTCGCTTTAAAATTAGCCAGTGGCGAAGAAATTATCGGAAGTTTTCAAGAAGACAACGATAAGCATATTGAATTACGTAAACCATTGGCAATGGCGGTAACACCACAAGGCCCTGGACTTGCTCCATGGATTGCAAGTGCTGATATTATGAGTGAAACAAATATCAAATTTAATAAAGCACACGTTGTTACTATGGTAAAAGCACATAAACCAATTGCTGATGTTTATTTACAAGCAACAACTGGAATTGATATGAGCTTGCAAGGAACCGGTGCCAAACTAGCCTGATAAATATGTTTATTAGGAGTTTGTATGATACCAGTACACAGAAATACCGATAGCAGAAATTGTGGTGCAGAAACACAAGTACGAGGACAAAGCAACGTTTTCGTAAACAATCTGTTATGCAGTGTATTGGGAGATCCAAACACACACGGTGGCGGAAGTTTACAGGCTAGTAACAATGACGGAACTGTTTTTGTTAACGGCATTCTGGTAAATTTATTGGGAAGCGATGCAAATAGCGACAGTTTTTGTCCTATCCCTCCACATTGTAATCCAAAAGCCAGTAGTGCAAGTAATAATGTATTTGCTTGTGGTGGTACACCAGGACCAGGCATTACTAATGAAGAACAAGATCCCACTAGAGAAGATCTATATGGTGATGAATCAGAAACAGCCACAACAACTTCTTCTGCCGACAGCGGTTCTGGCGGTGGCGGTGGTGGCGGAACCAGTCCATCATCAACAACATCATTACCCAACACACAAACACAACAAGCACCAGATGTAAGAGCAAATCAAAATGCTCCAAGTAATATTGTACCTCCGGATGAATTAGCTAATGATGCCGCATTCCAGGCTAAATTAGATGAAATGATAGCAAAATATCCTGGTTTAACCAGAGAAGAAATTTATCAAATTATACAGGGAGAAAGTGGATTTAACACCACAGCGGTAAATGGTAGTACTGGTGCAACTGGTTTGTTCCAGTTTATGCCTGCCACTGCACGTGAATTAGGATATACTACAGAACAAATTCAGAATATGAGTGCTGCTGAACAGTTAGAAGTTTACGATCAATATTTAGGTCGTTGGAATTATAATGGCGGTAATCACCTGGGTGTTATGCAAGCTGCGCCTGCATATGCCAGTAGACCAGAAACATATGTAGCATACAGACGTGGCAGTCCAGCATGGTACGCAAACCCAGGCTGGAGACCAGCAGACGGCGGCGATATTACAGTAGGCAGTATCAACGACTATTATAGAGGACAAGCATAATGTCAACAGATTTCCCAAATGGTGTTGCAAGTGTAAATGAATATTTAGATACACGACACCATGTTAAAACAGATTTACAAGGACAAATTGGTGAAAACGCAAAAATTGTCGTCAAGAGCGAATATGATTACACGATGCGTGAAATTATCTGTAATTTGCTGGCAGGACGTGGTTTAAAACTTCCAAATATTCAGGTATGTTTGAGTGTTAATTTAAAAGCAATTTTAAACACAGAAGGTATTCAGCAAGAATTATTAGATGCACTTAACGAGTTAGACGAAAAGTTTGACGAGTTCATGGACCATACAAACATTGAACAAGTATTAGGTCGTATCAATAAAGCACTTGCAGAGGTTACACAGATTGCCAATATGATCAATTTCTGTGCTACACCAGTTGACCCTATTGCTATCCCTAATGTATTAGAACAAACAATGGATAGTTTTTTAGGTGCTGGCAAGGGACTGATTAATGAAATAGGCAATATGGTTCCAGATCAGATCGGAGGATGTTTAAACTTTGATGGTCAAGAATTTAACCTAAATCTGTTTAACGGCGGTTTACTTGGTGATCTGAGTGCCGATTGGTTACGTGTAAAAACTGGACAACTTACACAAAACGAATTAAACGCATTTACTGCAAGAATCAATAAAATTAAAGATGATTTATCCAGTCTTATGGATAGAGAAAACAGTGTTATTGGTACAGAAAACTTGGGCGGCAGCCAGTTTGCAAACGATACAGATGTTGCAGAGTTTAACCCCAATATGGGGGTATTACACAATGCATCAGCCGCTGGTATCCAGGGTAACACACGTGTTGCAAGTTTAATCAAAGCATTGTATGACAAGTTTGCTGGATACCCTGTTGTTGATGCAGACGGTAATGTTTACAACAATATATTTGAACTGATACTAGAGCCTGGGTTATTGGACTTACTACGTAAAGATATAGATCCAAGTCCTGATATTAGTAATACACAACCAGTTTACAATTATTGTGGCGAAATAGTTGGATACACAACAAACGTAAGTCAAACTAGTCCAAGTACCAGCAGTGGCGATATCCCAGTAACACCAAACAGTCCTGGTTATAATGCAGGTGGTTTTAATACTACATCATCTGGTGGTGGCATCAGTGGTGGAACAACTGTAATTAACAATACCACAGTTACTGGCGGAACAATATACATTGTTGGTAGTGAAGCTGCCCAACTAAACTTAAATGTAAATGAAAATGATATTGTAGTAAGAACAGACCAAGACATCAGTTATGTTAAAAACAGCAACAATACTGGTACAATGGCTGACTTT